TTATTTTCGATTTATAGAGTTTTAAAATGCTCTTATAAATTGAAAACTGAAACTATAACATCTCCTTTTACAGGTGATGCGATAGTTTTAGATCGAATTATGAATTCTATTAAAGATGGAGCTTTATTTTCTACTCTTTCAGGTTATGAAGAATGAAAACGTACGATTAAACTCGCACCTAGTTCATTTGTAATTAGTACTTCGGCATCTCCTGCGGCTAAGATAGCTTGGACAGGGATTTTAACAGAATGTTATCATCTCTTGTCTCAAGATTCATCTTGCCGTAGAAATATCGAAGGTTATATTTCTGTCTTAGCTTCGAATGGCTTTAGCCGTTCGAAGTTATTTTTGACAAAGATACAACAGGCTGCTGATCTTGCCGACCGTTTTGGTCAACAGGGTTTCAACCTTACTATGAAATGTTCTAGTGTTTCTTTTTATGGGCAATTTGCCCTTAAAGAAGAAGCTGCGGGAAAACTTCGTGTTTTCGCTCTAGTTGATTGTTTGACACAATCAGTTTTAAAACCCTTACATGATTCAATGTTTTCATTACTGAGAATTATTCCCAATGATGGAACATTTGATCAAGACGCCTCCGTTAAACGGAGTCGTGATAAGGCTTTAGAATTTGATTGTGCATTCTCATTCGATCTTTCAGCTGCTACGGATCGCCTTCCTTCTTCTCTTAGTGCTCTCATAATCGAAAGATTATTTGGGATACCAGGAATAGGGGAAGCGTGACGTAAGCTGATGATTGACAGAGAATTCTTTTTAAATGATAAAGATGCTGAGAAATATGATGTTCCTCAGGGTCCTTATGTTTATTCAGTCGGACAACCAATGGGAGCTTATTCTTCATGATCGGCTTTAGCACTAACACATCACTTTATTCTTCAGTATGCTTACTCTTTAGTCAGTCTAGATAATAATTTATTTAGAACTGGTTATTGATGTACGCAGTATGAGATATTAGGTGATGATCTAGTGATATTTAACCCTGTATTAGCTCAAAAGTACTTAGAGCTATGTACAGTGTTGGGTGTTACCATCAATCTTACCAAATCTATTAATTCTCCGAACAAACCCGTTTTCGAGTTTGCGAAAAGAACAATAAATGGTAAATTTGATGTTTCTCCGGTACCGCTAAAACAATTATTATCTATCTCTTTAGGAGATAGAATAGGTCAATTCCTCGATTATCGTAATCGGGAAATGATACCTTCAATAAGTGTTTTAGTTAGATTAATCTCTCGTTTTGGAGGGCTTAAAAGATCTGTTAAAGACCTTTTAAACCCGATCCTTGCCATTCTTGGGGTCTTACATTCAAAAAATGTAATTCCGCACCGATGGTTAGTGGAATCAGTAATTGCACCTGTAGAAACTTTTGATTTTAATACAAAAGATCTGCATTTGCCATTACTTTCATCGTTGAAATTAATACTAGATAGTACTAATCAAGGAATAGATTTGGCTTGCTACCCATGATCACATGAAGAAATCCGTAAGGAAATCTATGATGATTATGAGGAAGAGTTTGCCAATGTTGCAGCTAATAGGGCATTAACTCTTGCTAAGAAACTTGAAGTTAAATTTGACGATTTAATGTTGTCAAATGTACTTCAGTTCTTTGCAGGAGACCCTAAAGCTATCTTTCAGAAATGAGAGTCTATCGATGATCTTGGTCTTAAAGGAGCTACACTAGGTTGATTTGAAGAAAATCTAACCGAGTGAGATCCTGACTTTGACATCGAAGAGTTCATTGAATCGATTGAAGAAGATAAGAATTTTTACCACCGTTTTAATCTTGAAAGAGATAAAGCTGATTCTTGAGAAAGAAAAGCTGAATCTCTATGATTCAAGTTTGATTTAAAACCTAAATCAAGAACATCTGTCAAAGATGATACTTGTAAGGTTTTATACGGTTTAAGTAAAATTTCTGGTAACTTCTCGCAATCGTACTGAAAGATTGAGAGAGCATCCTGATAATGACAACACCGATGTAT